GACGCCTTGGGGGCAGCTATCGGATGGGTCTCGGAGTTCATGCAGCGGCACGCGACGGTCGTTGCGGTATTGGGCACGGCGCTCGGCATACTGGCGACGTCCATGTTCCTCGTCACGCTCCAGTCCAGGGCGATGGCTGCCTGGGCGGGGATCGTCACCACGGCGAAATGGGCCTGGGCGGCAGCTCAGAACGGGCTGAACCTCGCTCTGCTGGCGTGCCCCGTGACATGGATTGTTGCCGGAGTTATCGCATTGATCGCTGCCATCTCCTATGTCTGCTACAAAGTACAGGGCTGGGGAACTTTGTGGGAAGGTGTCGTCGGATTCATGAAATACACCTTCCTGGCCTACGTGGATTCCGTGAAGCTCTATTTCAGCACGATGATAAACGGCATTATGATCGGTCTGGACAAGGTAAAGCTCGGATGGTACAAGTTCAAGGATGCTGTCGGCTTGGGCGACAGCTCCGAGAACCAAGCGGCCATCGCCCGGATCAATGCCGATGTCGAGAATCGCCAGCAGGCGATCATCGAAGGAGCGAAACGGGTTGCGGACAATGCCGCGAAAGCCAAGGCATCGCTCGATGGAATCAGCCTTCGCTGGAATTCCGAACGGTCGCTCGGCGATGTCGCCGCGAAGTTGAAAACCTCGCTGGGAATCGCATCGCCCTCCCTGCCCGGCATGGGCGGCGAACTGGCGGCGAACTCTCCGGGCGGCGGCAGCGGAACCTCCGGCAGTACGGCCGGAGCGGGAGCCGTCTCGGCCATCGCCACGGGCGGCAAGCGCTCCACGACGATCAATATTACGCTCGGATCATTGGTCGATAAGATGATTTTCGAGCAGGGTTACGAGGGGTCGCGCGACGACATGCAGCGCGATCTGGAGAACAGACTGATTCAGGTATTGCAAATAGCCGCGACGGCACAATAGGATGAGCAAGGTATTTTTCAACATCGGGAAAGCAACCCCGGACGTCATCGTTTCGTCGGATGGCCTGCGCGATCCGCTCCGCGTCCGCACGACGCAGGCCCTCGGCGGCTTCGGAGCTCTGCCTCCGTATTTCCTGCTCCGGGATACGGACGGGGTGCGGACGGCCGATGCGGACGAAATCCGGGCGGAGATGGCCTCCGTCGGTACAGTGAGTTCGGTCATGCCGCTGCGGCTCAAACGTCCGACCGATGGAGTGACGGAGTGGTTCACTTTCCCGCTCGAACCACTCGTATCGGTCAGCGGCCGCAACGAGATCGTCCGCCGCACGGTCGCCAAGGGCCGCCATGCGGGGACGGTCAAAGAACGGTGGAGCCAGGGCGATTATGAAATTTCGATCCAGGGCGTATTCATTGCCGCAGGAAACCGATACCCTGCGGAAGCCATGCGGCGGCTGCGCGACCTATTCGACACGGCGGACCACCTCGACGTGGAACACGAACTGCTGCTGCTTTTCGGCATCACGCGTCTGGTGATCGAGAGCGTCGGATTCCCGCATACGAAGGGCTTGCAGAACCAAAACTTCGAGATAAAGGCGTATAGCGACTTCCCCGTGTCGCTTTTCATTCCGGTTTAACGACGTTCGAAATGTATTCGATGAACTACGACATAACGATCGGTAAGTATCGGTTGGCGGCGCTCGAAAAGGTTGCGATCAAATGCAGCGTCGAGAATTTGGCCGACATGGCCGATATTACGCTGCCGGGAACGCTTTTCAACCGGACGCTGGAGGTCGAACGGAAGATCGCCGAAGGTGACGCCGTCCGCATCCGCCTCGGGTACGGCCGGGTGCTGCGCGAGGAGTTCGCGGGATATGTCGCCGAGATTGCCACCGACAACGACTCGGTGCGCATCCGCTGCGAGGACGAGCTCTACAAGTTCCGCCGGGATCTCGAAGACCGGGTGCTGAAAGACGTGACGGTGAAGGCGCTGCTGACGTCGGTGGCCCGGGAGGTCGGAGATTACAATGTGGAGTGCGATTACGATTTCAAGTATGACAGCTTCACCATCCATGCGGCGACGGGGTACGACGTACTGCGCAAAGTGCAGACCGAAACCAAGGCCAACATCTACCTGCGCGGAAAAACCCTGCACGTTCATCCGCAGTATGCCCAGATCGGAGAGAAAGCGATCTACGACTTCGCCGTGAACATCGAGAAGTCCGACCTCAAGTACCGGGACGCCTCGAAGCGGAAGTTCCTGGCCGTGGTGGAGGGTACGGACGCCAAAGGCAAAACGATCCGCATCGAGCGCGGCACGACGGGCGGCGATAAGTTCACCCTCAAACTGCCGGGCGTTTCCGACCCGGCATCGCTCCGGCAGCGCGCCGACGAGGAGCTGAAGGTGCGGGCCTATACCGGCTACGAGGGCTCGTTCACCGGATGGCTCGAACCCTATGTCGAGCCGACATGGCTGGCCGAGATCCGCGACGCGGAGTATAAATACAAGAACGGAAGTTATTACGTGCTGACGGTCGAGACGACCTTCAGCGACAAGGGCGCGAGTCGGGTCGTCACCATCGGGAAACGCATCGAGAGCAATGGATAACGCATCGAGGATAAAACAACTTTTGCGACGGATCACAGGTACGGAACAGCCCGGGTTTCTGTTTCATCCGATGGAGGTCGTCGCCGTCGAGGGTGACACCTGCCGGGCGCGGCTGGGCGAACTGGAGATTCCGGGCATCCGCCTGGCGGCCATCGAAGGCGGTGCGTCCGGCGGCCTGCTGCTGAAACCCGCAGTCGGAAGCATCGTTCTGGTGGCCGACCTTTCGTGCAGCGAGCTGCGCGAATGCGCCGTGGTCGGCTATTCGGAAATCGAATCGCTGACCTACCGTCACGGCGACACCTCCGTCGAGGCGGACGGCAACGCCGTTTCGGTCGCCGCGGGAGACATGCGCGTGAAGGTCACGGCCGAAGGCGTGGAGATCAACGGAGGCAAACAGGGCGGTCTGGTATTGGCCCCGGCGCTGCGCCGTTCGCTGGAGAGCATCCGGAGCTATTGCACGACGATGCAGCAGGCCGTCGCCGCAGGATTGTCCGGGGTGGGTGCGGGAGCTGCGGCCAACGGCCCTGCGGGCGCGGGGATTTTCTCCGAACGGATGGCCGCCGCGACCATCACGCTGGAAGATTTGGAAGACAAGAAGGCAACGCATTGACAATGGCAAAGAATATCGACATACTGACCGACCCCGCGACGGGAGATCTGCGACCTGACACCCGGCGGAACAGCCAGGGCGTCTATGCCGAGGGGTTGCAAGTCGGAGAGGCGACGGCGCAGAACCAGGCGGCCATCCTGCAAATGATGAAGGGCGAATCGAAAGAGTACCCGACGCTGGGAGTCGGAATCACGAATATCGCCAACGACCACGAAACGGCCGGGTGGGTGCGCGAGATCACGGAGCAGTTGAAGGCCGACGGAATGCGCGTGAACGAGGTGGAAATAAACTTGACAAACAACAAACTGATCGTCGATGCGGACTACGACACGAAATAACCAGACCTTGCCGGACATCGCTGTACAGGAGTGCGGCAATATCGAGGCGGCGTTCGACATTGCCCGGCTCAACGGGCTCTCCCTGACGGACGAACTGAAGACCGGGCAGACGCTCGACATCGCCTGCACGACCGCCTGCACGGAATCGGTCGTCGGGGAGCTGGCAGCCGACGGGGTGAAGCCCGCCACCGCGCCTTCGGCCGAGGAGGTCGAGGCAGCTCCCTACGGCGGCATCGGATACATGGGTATAGAAATAGACTTCGTGGTAAAATGAGAACAATCGAGCAAATCAAGGAGAGCATCGCGGCCGACTTCATGCGCAACGAGCACGTCGCGGAGCTGTTCGCCTTCACGCCGGGCGACAGCTTCACGGCGCATTTCAGCAAGGTGTCCGTCATCGGGATTCTGTTCTACATTTTCGCCGTGGCGGCGTGGACGCTGGAAAAACTCTTCGACACGTACAGGGGCGAGGTGGACGCGCGCATCGAGGAGATCATCCCGCACCGTCCGCGGTGGTACCGCGACAAGGTGCTTGCGTTCATGAAGGGCAAGACGCTCGTTCCCGACACGGACCGCTACGACACCGAGGGGATGACCGAGGACGCCATCGCGGCGGCGCGGGTGGTCAAACACGCCGTGGCTGCGGAGAGCGCCGACGCTTCGCTCCTGACGATCAAGGTCGCGGGCGAGGAGGGTGACAAGCGGTGCAAACTCGATGCCGAAACCGAAACGCAGCTTAAAGCCTACATCGCCGAAATCAAGGACGCGGGCGTGCGCACGGCGCTGGTGAACACCGACCCCGACCGCTTTTCGTGCCAGGTGGAAATCTACTACGACCCGATGCTCGTGGCCGAGACGGTCGAGGCTGCCTGCCGCGAGGCCGTCCGGGAGTATATCGAAAACCTGCCCTTCAACGGCGAATATACCAACATGGCCCTCGTCGATGCGTTGCAGACGGTCGAGGGCGTGCGGATCGTGGAGTTCAAGGGGGCGACGAGGGTCGCCGCGGACGAGACGGTCGTCGTGCCCATCGACGCGCGCTGCGTCCCCGCTGCGGGCTATTTCACGATGGAGGACGTACAACTGACCCTGAAAGCCTATGGCAACGAGTAAACTCTACGACGTGAACTTCAAGCGCCTGGCGCTCCTGCTGCTGCCGACCTTCCGGCGGCGGCCGCTGCTGGCCGCCCTGGCCTACGCCGCCGTGTCGCCCCTGCAATGGCTGCACACGCGCTTCATGCTTTGGCGGCGCGACACGGACTATCGGCTCCTGCACAACGGGCAGGTGTGCCGCCTGCGCGGACTGCTGAACGACCTGTTCGACCCCGTCGACCGGAGGATTACCGTCACCGAGGAGGTCTCGAACGTCGGCGACATCGTCCTGCACCGACGCGAAGTGCAGCGCGCCGTCCGTCTCCCGGCCCGCGGCTCGGGGCGCATGGTGGTGCTGAACCGCCGCGGCTACGGCGGCGTGAGCGGCTACGACTTCTGGGTGAACATTCCCGTCGCGCTGCTCGACGAGATCGACACCGACCGCGTCCGGGCCGTGGTGGACTCCTACAAACTGGCTTCGAAACGCTATCAGATAAACTTCGTTTGACGATGAAACAGATACTCGGCAGGTTTCTCCTGCAACCCAACAAAGACTTCCCGGCCGACTGCGAGATGCTCGACTACGCGCAGACCAACCTGCACGTGGTGTCGATTCTCGGCAACCTCGCCGGAGACAAGGCCGTCCTGTGGGGCTGCACCCCGACGGGCGGCGGCACACAGCGCGCCGAAGGGTACGTCTTCCTGCGCACGAAAGAGCACCCCGAGGGCGAGGTGCTCTACTGGGAGGGCGGCACGACGACGGGCGGCATGTACCTGCGGCAGGAGACGATTCCCGTCACGGCCGACGGCTACGACTACCCGCAGGCATACGTCGCGCGGTCGCTCGCCCCGGGCGTCGGCTCCGAGAACTACCGCTGGGAGGAGTTCTCCGAAGCGCAGTCGCTGCCGGAGCTCCGCAAACAAATTGCAGCCCTGCAGAAGGCCCTCGCGGAGGTCAAGCGCACGCCCCTGGGAATGGTCGAGACCTGGGCCGGGACTGCCGTGCCCGACGGATACGCCCTCTGCGAAGGGCAGCAGCTCAAGCAGTCGGAATATCCCGACCTGTACGAGGCTATCGGTTCGGCGTTCAACAACGGCACGGACTGCAACGGCCGCAAGCTCTCGACCACGGCGGGATACTTCCGACTGCCGGATCTGCGCGGCCGCTTCGTCGTGGGTTATAACCCCATCGACGGCGACTACGACAAGTTCGGAGCCGTAGGCGGCGAGAAAACCCACACGCTCTCCGTGGAGGAGATGCCCTCGCACGACCACGGGCTGTTCCTCGTGAACAGGGGGCGAAGGTTCACGGGCGGAGGTTCCGCCAACGAACTCAATTCGGGCAGCGGTCGCACCGACGCCGCGGGCGGAGGGCGTCCCCACGAGAACCGCCCGCCGTACTACGCCCTGGCCTATGTGATGAGAACCAAGTAAACACGACGACAATGGCAATCAGAGTTCGCGCCATGCTGCGCAAATGGTTCGGACGGGGCATGTATCCCACGGCCGAGCAGTTCTCGGATTTGTTCGACAGCTTCTGGCACAAGACCGAGGACGAGATTTCGATGGATAAGGTCGGAGGGCTCACCGACCAGCTCAATGGCAAATATCCGGACGCCGACGGCAAGCAGCTCGAAGAGCGCATAGCGAAAGACGAGGAGAACCTGGCCGACTACATCGAACAGACCGACGAAGCCATCGACCAGCTCCGCGAGGAGGACGCCGCCATCCGCAGGGACTTCGCGGCGGCCGACGCTGCGACGCTTCAGTCGGCCAAGACCTACACCGATGGTCGGGAAACGGAGATTCGAAAAGATATGGTTGCGGGCGATGCTACGACGCTTGCACAGGCCAAAGCCTTCACTACCGAGCGCGAAGGCGTGCTGCGCAAGGAGCTGCAGGACGGCGATGCTGCGACGCTTCAGGCGGCGAAAGACTACACCGCAGCCCGCGAGACGGCGATCCGCAAGGACATGACCGACGGCGATGCCGCGACGCTTACGCAGGCCAAAGCCTTCACCACCGAGCGCGAGGGCGTGCTGCGCAGGGAGCAGCAGGACGGGGATGCCGCGACGCTTGCCTCGGCGAACGAGTACACCGACGGAAGGGAGGTAGCCATCCGCAAAGACTTTGCGACAGCCGACGCCTCGACGCTCCAGGCGGCGAAGGATCACACCGCAGTTCGCGAAACGGCCATTCGTAAGGATATGACCGACGGAGACGCTGCAACGCTTACGCAGGCCAAGGCATTCACCACCGAGCGCGAGGGCGTGCTGCGCAAGGAGCTGCAGGACGGAGACACGGCGACGCTGAATGCGGCCAAAGGCCACACCAACGACCGTGAGGCGGCCGTCCGCAAGGACTTCGCGGCGGCCGACGCCTCGACGCTTCAGGCGGCGAAAGACCACACCGCGGCCCGCGAGACAGCCATCCGTTCCGACATGACCTCCGGGAACGCCGCGACCCTCGCTTCGGCCAAGGAGTACATCGACAAGGCCGTCGAACAGATACTCAACGGCTCGCCCGAAGCCCTCGACACGCTCAAGGAGCTGGCCGACGCCCTCGGCAACGACCCGAACTTTGCCGCGACCGTGACCAAACAGCTCGGCCAAAAGGTCGATAAGGTCACGGGTAAGGGTCTTTCGACCGAGGACTACACCACGGCCGAGAAACAGAAGCTGGCGGGCATAGCCGCAGGAGCGAACAACTACCAGCACCCGTCCAGCCACCCGGCGACGATGATTCAGGAGGATGCCTCGCACCGCTTCGTGACGGACACGGAGAAATCGGCCTGGAGCGGCAAGGCCGAAAAGACGGCCGCCACGGCCTCCGCGGCGGGTCTGATGTCCGCAGCCGACAAGAAGAAACTCGACGGCGTGGCGGCAGGTGCGAACAACTACCAGCACCCGGCCAGCCATCCGGCGACGATGATCGCCCAAGACGAGACGCACCGTTTCATCACCGACGCCGAACGGAAGGCGTGGAACGAGAAGCCCGGCGGAAATATGGCCTCCACGACCACGGCGGGGCTGATGTCAGCGGCCGACAAGCAGAAGCTCGACGGCGTGGCGACCGGAGCGAACAACTACGTCCATCCGGCCAGCCACCCGGCGACGATGATCGCCGAGGACGCCACGCACCGCTTCGTCAGCGACACGGAGAAATCGACCTGGAACGACAAGGCCTCGACGGCCGTCGCCAGCCAGTCGGCCGCAGGTCTGATGTCGGCGGCCGACAAGAAGAAGCTCGACGACCTGCCCGCCGGGGAGTTCGTCCTGCAATGTACGATACCGGGCATGGAATAGTAACCAAACAGATGTGCACAATGAAATACTGGAAACAGGGTTTTTACGACCAGCCCGTCGAAGGAGCTGTCGAAATCACCGAGGGCAAATGGCGCCGTCTGCTCGACGGGCAGGCGCGGGGAATGAAGATCGTCGAGGACGAGAACGGGATGCCCGTGCTGCGGGAACCCCAGCCCGAACCGACCCTCCTCTCTTACGAACAACTCGTGCGGCAGAAAATCCGCGAGCGCTATTCGGTGGATGACGAGCTGGCGATTCTCCGTCAGCGGAAGATAAAAACCGAACAGTTCACGGCCTATTATGAGTATGCGGAGCAATGCAAGGCCATTGCCCGGCAGATAGTGGCCGAAAGGCAGAAAACAGATAACGACGTGCAATAATGGCAAAGACGCTCAAGGGCCGGACGCAGAATCCGGCATACACGGCGGCCGTACTGAAGGCCAAGAATCCTGTCCTACTCAAGGGAGAGATCGTCTACGAGTCCGATACGACACGGCACAAGATCGGGAACGGCACGACGGCCTGGAATGCCCTCCCTTATGCCAAAGGGGACTTCGACGGGCCGCTCGCAGCCGAAAAGGTGACGCAGGATGCGACGCACCGCTTCGTCAGCGATACGGAGAAAACGGCATGGAACGGCAAGGCCGCGAAAGACCTTTCGAACGTGACATTGACAAAACTATTTTCCGATAATGGATATTACAAAGCGCCTGACGGCTTGATGTTTCAATGGGGATCATTCACGGCTAATGGAAACAAATCCGGTAAGACCGTCTATTTCCCAACGACATTCGCCTATACCCCCTATGCAGTTCTGACCACTCCGATACAGGCTTCTGATTCTCCAGCCACGGTAGCTGTAGCTTTTGTTTTGAATTATACGACTGCCTATTTCACGGCCAAAGGCGTGTGGGCTAATTCCGGATCACAGGGGTACGGACAAGAGGGTTACAGATATATAGCTGTCGGACGTTGGAAATGATTCGAACGAATAAATTTTTAGATGATGACAAAGACAATCAAGGGCCGGGTGCAACACCCGGCATACACCGCGGCCGAACTCAAGGCCAAGAATCCTGTCCTGCTCGAGGGTGAGATCGTCTACGAATCCGACACGACGCTGCACAAGGTCGGCGACGGCGTGACGCCCTGGAGTGCCCTCGCATACGCAAGGGGGGGGGATTTGAGGACGGTATCCCGGCCGAACAGATCAACCAGGACTCCTCCCGCCGTTTCGTGACAGACGCCGAGAAATCGGCCTGGAATGACAAGGCGGCCAAGGACCTCTCAAACGTCTCGATCGGCAAGCAGTTCGCCGACAACGGATATTACAAAGCGCCGGACGGACTGTTGATCCAATGGGGATATGCTTCTGGAGGCGGAAGTCTGACCGTATATTTCCCGATCTCCTTTTATACTACACCCTACAATGTGTTGGCGGCAGTAGTTTTCGGAAATAGAACGGCGGTGGCAACGGCGTCGGTGAATAGTAAGACAGCATCGTCCTTTACGGTGCGGAAAAGTTACATCGAAAGCACCAGCGGCGGAGTCAATCCTGCGGGTGAACCTATTTACTGGTTTGCAATAGGCCGTTGGAAATAAAAAACTGTTTCACTTAAAATAACTTGTATCATGAAAAAGATCATTTCCTTCCTCCTCGCCCTGCTCGCAGCGGTCGGCAAGGAGTGCTACCAGACCTTCGCGCTGGGGCTCGTCGCGGCGGCCGTGACCGCCGTCTTGTCGCTCGTCTGCGGGCTCTCGCTTTGGACGGCCCTGCCCGTCGTGATCCTTGTCGCCCTGATTCTCGCGCGTCTCGTCGCTAAAGCACGGGCCGTGAAATTCTCACGAGGCGAGGCGATAGCCTACGCGGTCGGGAACCTCGCAACCTGGCTCCTGCTCGTGGCAGGCTATCTCGTAAAGTAAAAACCGATGGCATAGGGGCGTGAAAAAGCCCCCGGCCGTAAGTAGAGATCTCACCCACATACTTACGCAAGCGCGCGCCGAAGACGCACGACCGAGGGCTAAAGCCTTCCGTCGCGTCTTCGGCGCATTTACATGCAGTATGTGGGTGAGATGATGCAAAGATACGAAATTTGAATGAATAACAACACTGAGGACCTGCAAGTCCTCAAAAATACCTCCGCACTGGGGCGGCTAATTATCAAATCCGTGCCGAAATCCATTGCCAAAGAGATGATAATCGAAAATCACTATTCGCACAAATGGTGCGACGGAGGCTTCGGAAAATACAATTTCGGGATATTCCGGGCCGAAGAACCGGACAAATGCCTCGGAGTGGCCGTGTATGGTTATATGAAGAACCCGAAGGCAAAGATATTCACCCATCCGAACCCTCGTGCATGGATGTGCGAATTGAACCGCATGTGGATCGACGATTCTCTCGGACACAATGCAGAAAGCATACTGATCGGGGCGTCGATCCGGTTATTGCGGAAAACTGATCCCGATATTGTCGCAGTACAATCATTCGCAGACGGACGCCTGGGATGCGGTACGATTTACAAAGCCGCGAATTTTCGGTATTACGGGTTCCATCATACCCGGTTTCTGCGCAATAAGCGAACTGGAGAGATAACGCACGAACAGATTCTGACCGATACGACCAGTTCGTCAGGCTATCTTCGCGCGAACGTCGCGTTTTTGCTCGGTGATTTCGAAATATTCGTCGTAAAGACGTATCGGTATATTTACCCGCTCTGCAAACAGTTTCGCTTCAAAGGGCCGGAAAAGCCCTATCCTCAATATGAAAAAGGAGAGACGCCTGTCGAGTGGAAACGGGACACGCAAAAGATAAAGCAGAACATAATCGAATTGCTCGATAAAATCGCAGCTTAG